ACCACTATTCACATAATACGCGCCATCATCTCTGTTGTAGTTTGACGCCGAGTTGGGACAACCTCCTCCGACTACCGTTTCTGTGAAATTAACAGGAGGAGTAATTGCATAACATGCGGTTGAGCTAGTGGTAGTTATACCAGAAACAAACAATTCCCCCGTTGTAATTGGGGTGATACTCCCCGGTGAGAATGCCGAACTTCCGACGCTTGTTTGATACACTGCATTCGTAGTTAAGGTGCCCGACCCTCGCCGCGTCTTTGCTTTTGCGGCTAGGGTGGGATGATACGAAGCATGTGGCTGCAGAAATTATTTTGCACTGAATACAGGATTTAATTTGCACTGGTGGGGCAAAATAAATCCTGTATTCCATTTTTCATAGATTTTTGAGGCTGCCAGAAGAGGGGGAGACGGCAGCCCATTTTGGCTGACGGCTCGGGTGCCTCTGACCAACCGCCAATCTCAGTGCGGGCTTTAGTATCCCCAGATCTGAAATGTCGTGCCGGCGGCAAAGTTCGTCGGCCCCGTGTTGGCGACCTTAATGGAGCTGATTGCGGAGGTGCTATTCCAGTTGTCCATATACGTGAAGAAGTCGGAATATGACGCCGGCGAATAGCAACTAGAAAGAAGAGTCTTGCTGAAGGCCGTGTTTGAATAACCGTTGATGTCTACGTTGAGTATGGCTGGCCCTGAAAGAGTGCCCTGGTAGCAAACGTGCGCCGATGACTGGGACGAATTGCTGCCTGGGCCAGCGGTGGACCAATAATTCCACTGATAGTCTGAACTGGTGTCGGAATTAAACTGGAGAGTGACATCCGAACTGCTACCCGTCTCCATGACCGTCATCATAAGGCGTAGATTTGTGTAGGTGGACGGGATGCCAGAGAACGAAATCGTCATCCCAGCCGTGCCCATGACACAAGCATTCGCCGAGTTTACCGTGCATCCTGAAACCGTCAGTGAACTGGTGAGGTTTACCGGGCCGCTGCTGCCACCGCTCGCCGTAATCACCCCACCGGAGCAGGTTGTTCCGCTGCCGCACTGCAAAAGACCCGGCACTGAGGACGAGCCGAGCGGCGCTTCGATAATCGCATTGCTGCTGGAGATTTTCGGTGTCAGAGCCACATTGCCGCTGTCGGGCGTGGGCGACGTGGCGTTGATGTTCAGATTTGCCAGCGCCGAGCCGCCGTTGACGCCTACGCTCGTTCCGCCGCTGCTGGTTCCGCAGGTCGGGCAGGAGACAGTCACTGCGCCCGTGGCCGGTCCAGCTCCTCCATTTACCTCTAAAGGAGAAGATGCAGCCACACTTGTTACGCCACCGCTGCTGAAAGGCTGGCTCCAAGTGCTGCCGTTGCAGTAGCTGGCTTTGCCGTCCTGCGTGAACTCCCAGCCCTCGACCATGCAGGAGCCGGTTGGTGCGGTGGTCGCTCCCAACAGATAGCCGCCTAGAGTCATGTTCAGCATGGCCAAGCTGCCGGCTTTGCTTTGCAGAGCGCCGGTTCCTACGTCAATCTGGCCGGTATTTGTCTGGTCGAGGCTGAAGCACGCAGTTGGGGCAACACTGAACACTGATGTACTAGAACCAAAGCTGAAGAAGGGATTAAAGCAATTGGCCTGGTAGCCCGGAGAGGTTTTGCTTTGGTATGTGCTGTTGTCAGACATATAAAAGTCTGAATAAGAAGTAGGTCCGAAGACATTCTCCCAGTTGATTTGAAAAGTGGGGATGTTGTTAGAGTAGGTAATACCCCACGAAATTCTTCCGGGTGCACTCCCTCCTGAATTGGCAAAGAACCCTGCTGTACCGTACTGGGCCACCGACCAATAGTTTGGGGAATCCAGATTCGGGCAATCCGTGGTGGGACTGCAAGCTGCCAAAGTGAATCCTGACGTGCCGGGCGACTCGATCGAGGCACTCCAAGCCTGCGAAATCGAGCTGGCGGATGCAGCAGAGACGGGATCGCTGAAAGCTCCAAACACACGCATGTCGACGCCTGCGTAATCCCAGAATTGTCCACTTGACGCATTGCCGGTGCTTTTCCCTTGGTTGATGAGCCATGCGTTTAAGGTCGTAGTATTCGTGGTATTACCGAACCATGGGATGAGATTCTGAACGACGAAGGCCCCGGCAGCGTGGGCCTGCGCCCAAAAAGACTGAAAGCATCCTTCGATAATGGACACTGACTCATTACTGGCCTCGTCGTTGATGCCGCCCGCTTCCAGAAAATATAGTTGTTTCCCCGTGACCGAAGGAAGCAAGTCGCCAAACATGGCGCTGAAGTTGGTCGCCTGTTCGCAAACAAGACCTGTATAGCCATTATAAATACTAGCGACATCAACGCCGTTTCGCAGGTACGCCGCGTTTACCCCAGCAAATATGGGCTTGGCCATTGTCTGCACCGACATGAAATAAGTCGCATCCTCAACCGTTCCCCCAGTCCCGGTGACGGTCGAGCAAAGGGTCTGGACTTCAAACTGAGTTGAACTCAGCCCCGCAGCAAGCACCTGAAAAAGCTCAGTGCCCGTGCCGTAATATCCGATGCCGCTAGGCCCACCGCTAAGGCAAGATGGACTAAAGCCACTTCCTCCGAAGTCTACCCATTGGCCAGCGGTGTAGGTATTAGCAGCGGTTATGGTGCAAAGTCCCGCCGAAGTGCAACTGGCAGCCGTGGAGGTGATGGTCGCGCCCAACGTGTTGCGGCTATCGTCTTTCATCAGCGAATCGCCAGTAAAAACCACCTTTGCTCCGGCGACGAGACTTCCTGCCCCAGAAATAGGTGTCTCCACGCTGATATTGACGCCGCTCCGCTTCCATTTGCCGAGCGTGTAACCGCTGTCAGGCGCCGGAGTCGTGCTGTCGAGATTGGGGGTGCCGACGGAGGTGCCATCAATACTGAGCGATGAGCCGCCAGTCCCTGCAGCCTGCTGGAACATGGTGCGGTCATCGGCAATGCTGGTGATGGCCGAACTGCCCGCGACTACCGTGGCGATGGGGATGTCGCTGGCGGTGAAAGCCGTGGTTTTTACCGCGGGAACGCAGGACGAGCCGGTATTCAAATAGATGAAATTGGTCGTGCTGGCAGTCATGGTCAGCGTTCCGCCGGCATAGGTCACAATAGTTCCGTAGCAATTCGCCGTTCCCGAACTCAAATTCAAAATGAGCCCCGCTCCAGCAGTCGGCGCATATCCGGGAGCCACCCCATTTACATATCTAGCGTTCACTGAGATAGTTGGTGCAGTCTGTGTCTGTGGCTGCTGTGCCCATGTCCCGACCCCGGCAGCAAGAAACATAACCAAAAACATTAACTTCAAAAACTTCATAATCCTCTCCTGCTCCTGATCTTGCTCCTGCTCCTACCTTCTTATACCGTGATCTTGTTAGGTCCAGATGTCAATTGTCCTTCCGCACTGTAAATGCTCTGTATATAATACGTTCCTGTAGGAGTTATAGATGCGTTGGGCCAAAACACGGGACTTCCCACAACTGTCCCTAAACTATCTAGAAGAACTTTTACAGTCTGGCTTGATACTTGCGTATTGTTTACACTTCCATCTTGACTCAACCTGATTAGCATATACCCGAGGGCAACAGGAGTGCCGTCCGGGTATATGAAATTGTCAACGACCAAAGCTGTCTGCGCCATTAGAACTCCTTACAATGCCTGTCGTCCAGCAAAGCCCTGTTGGATCGTCGCAGGAAGTACCTGCTGTGTACCAGTAATTGCCTGCCATTGCGACAGGAAGATATTCTTCTCGGTCTCAGTCAATCCTTGACTAGCACTCAATAAATGGGCTACAAACTTAGAATTTGCCATTTGAAAACGAGGATCGTCTGCGAATAGGAAGAGAAGACTAAGTAGGCCCCAGTTATAAATATGACTGTATTCGTCGGGTATGGGTGCCCAAAAACTGCCCAAACCCTTCATAAGGGTCGGCTTCTGTTGGAGGGTTATAGATACCGGGTAAGCTTTGTCAGGAACTGGCATAAGCCGAAATGTTATATTCCCGTTACCATCATCAACCTGCGCCGAAATACTATGCGGACGTGACCTAGCTGAGTCGAGACCCAGACAAATCTTAGGTTCAATTTCCTTCCATTCCGGTTGAAACGTATTGGGGTTGGTCGTCTGAACCGACGCCGTCTCAATCCATCCGAAGTTATAAACTGTCGTGTAGTTTAAGCCGATAAAGCCACCATTAGTCCAGGCCGTTGCACCATCCTGGGTAATCACCCCTAGCGTGGTGCTCCAGACCGGAACGGTATCGCCCGTAACCCCGGTAGACGACGCCATCTGTGTGTACCCATTGGTATCTACAAGAACTGTCCCTGAGAGAACATAGGTATCCGCAGCCCAGTTAAACACCGTGTAATCCTGCTGACCCACCGCACTCATAAACCCAATTACACGACGATTCCAGCGCCACGCGAACGGAGCGCCTAGAATGGTCTGCAAAATCAAATTAGCACTCGTCAGCGCGGGCTCTAAATAGCTGCCGTTTGCCGTCGGACGCTGAAAGATAAACCTCTTAGCCCATTCAAGGGTTTGCTTAAGAGTGATGCTACTGGATGTCATTATATCTCCAAGTGTCTAGCTATTACCAGCCTGTAAAAGGTCCCCACGGCATCGAGGGCGTGGTGAAGTTCACGCCAAATCCGGTGTCCATCAGCATGCTCGTAGGCGCAAAACCAAAATCATCCATCTCACGGTCTTCTTGCTTTACAGCCTTGTCTAAGGCTTCCAAAGCTAACTGCCGTTCCTGTTGGTATCGAGCCCTGATCTTAGGGTCTGGATTCCGTCGGTAACATTCAGCAAAGAAGAACTGTTTGAAGTGCGTTTCGAAGTTGTCAGGAATGGGATTCAAGTAGTCCGCTAGGTTATGGAACCTAGGAGCCTTTACCTGCCCAACTGCCTGCATCAGCCAAACAATACCCGACTGCGGGGGAATAGGGTTGATCCTAATTCCTTGCCCATAAGGGTTAATGGCAGTCCAAGTACATCCACCGTCCGTGACAGTTGTTGCCAAAAGATGCGGATTCCTAAGAGTCGGATAAGTAATAGTCGTAGGCCAAACAGGCTCGGTAGCTCCGCATGTTCCATACCCGGTAAGACACCACAAATTTCCGTAAGGGTCTTTAATAGCCGTCGTCGCATTGTAGGGAGTTACTAGCGTTCCGATAGGATTAGTATATATTACACCAGGACCAGGATTCTGCTCTCCACTTTGATTGTCTCCGGCCACAATAGTCTCACCCGACGGGAAGCCTGCGGTCGGTCCAAGGGGGTGCTCACCCCACGTCCCTGTCATCAACATGCTATTAGGAAGCCAGCAAATCTTGCCAGGATAGGATGTTTGGTAATAACAAATTTCCAAATCCTTATGGACTTCCATAGTCATCTTCTGCTTTGGAATGGCCGTCTGATTGATATTAACTGCCCAGGCACTCTCAAGCCAGCCTAAGTTAAATAGGTTAGGAATGAAGTAATCTTGCTGTAAGCTGTTTGTAGCGATTGGGGGAAGATTGTACCTGTTCCATTTCCAGTTATACGGCTGTCCGTTTGGGCCACCGTTGATGATTGCCTGCATCGCGTCATTGGCAATTGATATGGCGGGTGCCATAGAGAAACCACCAGTAGCTAATGCCGGAGCAACATCTCCAAGAGTATTTGCGTCATCAACAACATCCTGCAAGGTAATTGTTGAATTCCCCTGTCCCGGTATCAGTTCATTAACCGGCGAGTTCCCAGCAAACACCACTGCATATCCGGTAAGTCCCGCATCGGACGCGACTAGGTAGAGATTATTAACGTCATACCTAACCGCCTGAAACCACACAGCGCCTCCGCTCGTCATCTCAATAATCACCGAACCCGGAACAACCCCAAGGTTGTGCGCCAAAGTAAACGGTCCCGGTGCAATTGTGGTAAAAGCTACTTGAGTCTCAACTAACATATTTCTCCATAGTTTCTATTACTTAATCTTTGCAGTCTACGTCAAAACCCGGAAAGAATCTCGCCATTTTTAACGTAGACTGCAAAGGTTAATGTATTTGTTACACTATTACACTGTTACCGCAGCGTAGCGTCTCTGGTAACTTCCCTGTAATATGCACCATTATCCGAGAATCGGAACTGACACGAACTCGAAGGGGTGTTCTTGGTCTGGAAATTAATAGCTGCCTGATAGGAAGCAACGTCTGCCAAGTAAGCTTCAGTGGTGTCATAAATGTCTCTAAGCGGCGGCTTCCACGTCTTACCGCAGCGCAAGCAACGCACCCACATATCACCGTTAGCAAACGTATGCTGCAACACCGCGTAATCAGGGGAGTCACCCTTTCCACCAACCACACCATTCGCGCCGTTGCCGCCCTTCTTATGATTACAGCGCGTCTGTGCAGCCGCTTCATTAGCTGCCAAAGACTTCAGAGTGGCTCCGTTAGTAACGCAACGCTGCCTCTTAGTCTCCCGCTTCAACTCGCGCTCTGCAAGCCGTTCCTGCAAATCCTGCAAGTTAGCCTGCTTCTCCAGAATCTCAAGTTTCTTAGCTGTAATCTCTAATTCCTTAGCTTCAATTTCCAGCGCAGCAATCTGCGAACCGGGCTTCCTTGGTTCCTTCTCTTTCTCAGCCAGCGAGATGCTGACAATATCACTCAAATTTCCCATATTTTCGTCTCCTCTCTTTTTATTCTTATGCTCTTTAAGCCTTCTCGTTTCGAATTCCTTGTACCGTAGTGTTATACCTGTCAAAGGCCGCATCCTGCCTGGGCCGACCAAAGACTTTGTTAGCCTTCTCTTCTGTAATTAGACCTTTGAGCAGAATCTGAAGAAGGCATGTCCTCCATCCACGACGCCGTTCTGCCAAAGGAGCACCGTGATCGTCAAAGTTCATTATTGATAGTTCCGGCATAAGTCCTATCTGTACCCAACAGGCCATTTCCGGCTCGGATAGCCCTGTCTTAGATACAAAAAGAACAGCCTTGTCAGGGTGTGGATGCTGCCGATAGTGGCACGATAGCCCTGCTTTGTTTAATTTGGAAATAAACTCAGCGTGTGACATTACTTTGCCAATTCTAGCGCCAAAGTCCTCATATTCTTCAGGCTTTAGCCATTGATATTGGCGAGCAAGTCCGTCATTAATTTCTTTCTGCTCTGCGAGTATTTCCTGTGACTGGTTACTTGGTTTGGCGTCTGGATGATGTTTGGTCGCGTAATCTGCAACTTGCGCCGCCAACTCAGGAGACATTTTAGGACCCATCTCACTGTCATAACTGTCCCAAGGTGATTCCGCCTGGAGCCGCGTTCCTTGGGTCTTCTGTATTTCCTGTGCTGTTGCCATGCAAGCCCTCCAGCTCGTTTCCTGTTATTAAATCTGCTACTCAGAGACATTTAGCTAATGAGTACTATGCTCTGGTAGCAGTCTTGCAAGGAGGATGGCCGTCCAAACCTGCAAGAGAAATCCGTGCAAACTCATTGCAAGGGCGGTAATCCACCTACCTTGCTAAGTCTGTACGGATAAAGGCTGAAGCCGTCCGTGGGCGACCTCGTAACTCCTCCCGCGCATGGCGGGTGAGATGTGTGCCGCTTTATGCCCGTTAGACAAGGGAAGCGGCTACCCGAACTACCTGGTGATTAATGATTAGTGATCCAAAGTGAAATCGCAACGGTCTAAGGCGTTAGGTGCTGCCAACGCGCTAATTGCATCTATGCACCTGTCGATCATGTAGTCATAATCCCTTGGACCGCAATTAAACCCGCCAAGCGTCCAAAGTTTTTCCATTGCTACTTCAGCTTCTTTATCAGTATCGCACAACTCTAAGAACAACTCGTCTGTGTGATTTTGAAAGTGCTTGATGGCGCGGCGGAGCTGCCTATTGACGCTCCGCTGTGCCTTGTTGTTATGCCGTAGAACAAATACTTCTTCTTCTTCAATATCGTATGCTTCCATAACATTGTCTCCTCTTACATGTTACCTTGCATATAATCCAGACGTGATTACAGGTGATAAACTCCCTAAAGTGTAGGGAGCGTATCACCTGTAAGTTGCGCTAGTGACCTGTTACTTACTCACTTATTTGTTACGCCAGGACCACCACGCCCGTATCTGCGTAAACCTTGTCCTTCGGGAGGTTATACATCGGGTTACCACTAATCGCACCAGTGGTTCCCTCTGAGTTATTTCCAGACGGATACGAAGTCTCCACAATCGTCCTACCCTCTGCCACTGCGGTGATAAGACCGTCAGCCGAAACCGTAGCAACCGCCGTGTTGGAACCGGAAGGCTGATAAGTGTTGCCAGTCAGAGTCTTAAAGCCGTAAGCAACATACGTCAGAGCATTTGTGAGTTCCTGAGCAGTAGCTGTACCTGCATGGGACTCAATGACGCCGACCGGGTTGGTCAATGTGATTGCAGTGGTAGTGTTTGCTGTGGCAATGAAGGTACCGTTGTTAGCAGCATTCACAAACCCTGCAACTGTGAACGTCTCGCCAATAAAGTTATTGGTTCCGCCGCCCGTAATTGTACCCTGGTAGATCGTCACACTCTTCTCATCAACCGCAACGCCAGCATGTGTTTCTGCCACTGCATTGACATTAACAAGGGTAAGTGTGGTCGTGCCGTTTGCCGAGCACTGGAATGTGCCGTTATTGACAGCGTTCGTAAAACCAGTAACAACAAAGGTGTCACCCTTGAAGTTATTAGTGCCTCCACCAGTAATTGTGCCAGTATAAACCGCAACGCCAGCAGCCGCCAGACCGACCTGCGTCAGTGTGAAGTTGATAGGTGCCGAAGCAGCAGCAGCCGAACTAAGCACAAATGCTGTGCCTAGATTGACTTCGTTGCCCGCAGCATCCTCAACATTCGGGTCCAACTGGAAAGTCGTGGGGTAGTTTGTACCAGTCAAGGAAAGGTACACCTTATTGTGACCCACTGCGGAACTGAGGGGAATTTCATTGCCAGGAACCACAATCTTCGCGGCAACACCCAAACCTGTAGTAGCTTGATAAGCCATTTAATCTCCTATGTATATTTGTTTGTTTGTTACCGCTTAGCCAACGTATGCAAGGCGGACATAAATGTTAAAAGCCTGCGTTCCAGTTCCCGCAACATAGCCGCTCGTGGAAACCACGATGTTAGTACCAACCTCGGGCCTGAAGTTCAAGGTTCCCTGGTTAGTAGTACCTGTAGCAGCCGAACCAACCGACGCAAAGGACACTGTCGCCGAAGCCGACGTGTCAGCATCGGTATAAGTTACCACTACGCCCGCCAGTGTTGCAGCCGAGACACCCGAGTTGGCGATAACTTCATACGCGCTAAGCGCGTAAACTGCCGTGACCGGAGTTACGAACGTAAGCACATTTGCGTTATCAGCAACTTGAGCCAAAGCCTGAGCCTTGGCAATTGTGTCAGTAACTGGCAACCAACCGGCAGTACCCGATGTAGAGAAATACTCCACACCGTTTACCGTGTCAATGCCTGTAGAAACCGTAGCTGCCGGAGCTACCCCAGAAGGCGCTCCGTTAAAAATTGAACTCATATTTCTCCTTGAAGAGACACTACTTGCGCCTCTAACTCCATAACTCGAAGCCTTAACGCTTCACAGTTATCACACCTTTGGTTCCTTATCTGCTGCTGTGGGGTTGCCCATCTAACGTTTCCAGACAGATAAGAAATCAAGGGAGCGTTTTTAGGCGCTCCCTTTCGGTTAATTACGAAATCGCGCTTGCGGCGTCAATCTCGCGGATACGGCACTTTTGTTACTCGCATTTCTGCGGGATAGATCATTTCTGCCTATCTCTTACAGTTTCTGTTCCTGTAAGATCGGACTATTGCATCACCCTTCGGCGTCTACTCGCTTAGTCTCTCACGGTGCCCAGCATTGCTGCCTGCTTCCGCCTCGTTGGCATTTCAGCGTTCGAGTCAATTAGAGTAAATTTAACCACGACCTGTATCTTATTGCTAATAATGAGGTTAATCGTGGTATCCGGTCCGAGGCTAGTCGTGAAATGCACGCGATAGCTTGTCCCACTGCTCGGATTAGATAATCTGGTCAGACAAAAATTAACCAGGAATGAGCCCTTCAGGATCAGCAACGGTCGGCTCAGCATTCTGAACAATATTCACTTTGTTATCAACAGCTTACGCCATTGGGATAGGACATTTCTGCCTATCTCTTATAGTTTCTACAATGATTTTGCACTTGTTAACAAACTCATCATAAGAGTAATTACTCTTCATAGAGTTACACACTTTACAGCACGAGACACAGTTTTCTGGAATATACCCTATACTGTTATCCATTCTATCAATCCCGTTGTAAGTATATTGTGATTTGCACAAACCGGAGTTATTAAAAGATTTGCTAGGAGGCGCTCCACAATAGTAGCAGCTTCCCTTAGTAAGGGTCCTAAATAGCTCTTTGCTTAACTCAAAAGTAAAACCGCGACTCATGGCATTCCGTGCATATATGCCAAACAGAACGTTAAACGCTGCCACGCCATCGGGAAGAGATGTGTCCATCTGGGGAAGTTTCCTCTTCTCTTTGGCCATGTCAATCCGCAAACATCCGCAACTCTTGCGATTATCATGCAGTAACGCCCTGCTGGTTGATATTACAGTTTTACCGCAATCGCACAGGCATACCCACCGCGTCCGATTGTGTTTTGAATCCGTCTGTGCTGTTACAAGTAAGCGCCCAAAGCGCTGACCAACTAGGTTGGATTTCGTCATTGTTTCCTATAAGGTCGGACTATCACATCATCCTTCACAGGATGCCTCTTCATTTAGTCTCTACTGCTGCCCGGTTTCCCTGCTTGCAGTCTGTTCCCATTTCAGGGTTCATCTTGATTAGAAAAGGTTATTCGATATGGCTTTATTATACCATAAAGGTGCAATTGATTCAAGTCCTCATAAGTATATAATTATAAAAGACTCAAGTTCACACTTAATGTTCTGCCATTCTCCGTCGCCAATGCCTGTGTCGCCCTGTGCGCCAAGTTTAATCGAGAAGATACCATCTCGGCCAAAAATATACGTTCTAAGAGCCGTCAAACCAGTGATGTTCTTGTAACTAGCAGTCTGGGTGACTTGGTTAGTCTGGAAGAAGCGCACGCCGGTTCCGGGGAGTTCAATCATCTCAGTCAGATCAACCGAGATAAGGTCTTCCATGCGGGCGAGGCCCACGGGAGTGTGCTTCAAAATATCAATAGGCGAGTTAGTGCTGTTGTCAGCAAGAATGTCGCCCAGAGCAAAGGGGTGGATAACTCCTGCAAATGTCTTGGAACCCTCATCGAACGGACGAACCGAACGACCGGCCAGACTCTGCACGGAGTTACGAACTTGGTTAAGACTCAGTGTGGTAAACGCCGAAGTGGTAGTAGCACCCAACTGGGTCAGCACACTAGCATCAACAGCACTTGCACCGTCAGCAGTTGCACGGACAAGACCACTCAAAGACTCACCAAGACGGTACGCAAGTTCACGCGCAACGTTTTCCACAGTATTGTCGTCTAGTTGTTATTAGTAGTATAAACATCTAATAAAGAGGTTCATGTCACTAAGATAGGTCATTTCTGCCTATCTCTCATGGTTGTTATTCCCATGAGAGCGGACTATTGCTTCACTGACAAGTCAGCGTCTAATCGCTTAGTCTCTCACGGTCCCTTACGGGTTCCGCCTCGTTGGCATTTCAGCGTTCGAGTCAATCAGATTAGATTTAACGGCAACCGATTAATTAATCGCCGTAGCCAGCGAAAGCGAGCTAAAATTAGCGTAGTCGGCATATTCTCCGATTGTGGCAGTGGTAGTAAGAACGTTCACCGAAATGCCACTACCAACTGTACCCTCAGTAGTCTGGGTAGTGTTAGCAGCAAGCGGTACATACATGAACAACTCATACTGGTTACCAGACTTCATCGGAAGATCAAGACGCTCCGAACAGGCCACAAAAGGTGTCTGGGCCTTCAAGTTCTCGCGGAACTTCTTGTCGTAGTATCTCACTGTACTCTGGGGCAGATTGCTCTGACCATTGCTAGAAGGACTATATCCTGCCATAGTATTATTTCCCTATCATTTGTGACTTTGGTCCCTAGACGTTTGGGAGTCACTGTCCTTGGGCGTCAACTTAGCTAGTAATCCGACTAACCTCATTGACTCCGGCTAAGACTTCAACCAGAGTTTTGCTTACCTCACGCATTGGTAGCTTCGCAGTAATCCGACTACTAAGCCAACGTATTAAATACACTAGGTCTATACTTCCTATAAACCAATTATAGAGAAGCGCAGTCCTAAGCCTTTGTATAGCATGTCTGAAACCCATCTCTTAGCATAATCAGGGCGTCTTCATCCTGACCGTAGAAGTTCTTTTTAATAGCTACGACTCTGTATCCTAAGTCGAAGTAGAGCTTCTGAGCGGGGTTATCGTGTGCTACATATAAATAACAATCTGCGGAACCCTTGTAGAACTTGTGGAAAGCTTTAAATAAGCCTGTAGCAACTCCCATCCTCCGATAACCTGGGAGTACAGAAACGTTATAAACATAGGGGGCGTCTTCTAACTCATACCTTCGAGTTGATAGTAAAAAACCTACAACGGCCCCGTCTTGTACCGCCACCCACGTCCTCCCGTGGGCGAGCATGTCTAAAAGCCCTGCATCAGGCTCTGGCTCGTCATGGCACGTTCGGTTTATCAGGAGTATGCTCTTTGTGTCGGCTCTCGTGAACTCTCGTATAATCATTGTCGTTACTTCCGCCTTTTAGCTGCCTCTAACTTGTCAATCTTAGACGCAAACTCCTTGTCACGATACAACCGGCGTTTATACTCGTCGGACGGCATTGCATTCACTGCTGCTAGTCCCGTAAATACTTTCTTCTGTCCGCCGATGAGCACTTCATATACAATGTCGCTTCCCGGAGGGACAGGCGTTCCTGCATCGGATGTGTTCTCGCGGGTAAAGCCGGACGGCATCCTCGCAACTACAGATTCTGCCACAGGGGCTTGTGCCACTGCAACTGGAGCGACTTCAGCAATTTCTTGAATAGGAACAATATCCTCCGCTGTGCCTTGCGGGGCTCTTGTAAGTACATTAAGCGCAGTCAGCGTGTCATAAGCTTTCTGAAAGTTCGCCTTAACTGGGGCGAGATTACGCTTAAGCATCCAGGCGGTAATGGCCTCAAGGTTGTCGTTACACCCATAATACTCAGGATTGTCGGAAACGAACGAATCGGCTTCCGTCTTGGCGCGAAGTGCGATGTTATCCCGCTGAATCGTCTGCAACGTCGAACCAAGAACACTCAGAGGGGCTCCCATAGCTGCTTCAAACAACGCTTCCGTGGCCGAGACCGCTGTCGTCGGGTCAAGCAGTCTGCGAGAAATATCAAAACGCTCATCATCCGTTAAATCGCGGGGCTTGAACTCAATGGGATCAGAGAAGCGTTCGGCGTCGGCAGGCATCTCTTCCTCAACAATGCCTAGCTGATTTTTGCGCGTCTCCTTGCGGAGTTTGCGGATAAGCAAAGTATTCTGCTCAACAAGCTTTTCCGTAAGTTCATCCGGTGTCCTATACTTGATAACCTGTGCGCCGCCAATAGGGTGCGAATTTTCATCGACCGGCTGGTAGCGGTAAATCTTTTCCTCTACAATTTCAGGAATCACTTGAATAGCTTCTACAGGCTCTACGGGCTCTACGGCCACTTCTAAAATCTCTTCGTTCATAGTGACTCCTCCTCACTGTCGCTCATTTCGTTACCGACATACTCCCCTATGTCTAAGTCTCGGGCAGCATCGAACGGTTTTTCCACCGCTTTGATCAAATGCAAATAATCGTTTACTTCCTGATTCATGTAATCTGTTATTGCTGTATAGAACTGGGCCGCTACTTTGGCGGACCTGTGCCGAGACAAGACCTTCTTCTCTTCGGCTTCGTCCGCGTTCATCAAAGCTACCGCAAAGCGGTCAACGGCTGTTCTGCAAACCTTATGAATCACTTTGTATCCCGGATGAGACATGACGGCTGCTAGGCTGGCCACTTCTTCGGGCTCTAGTCGTATCTCTGGTTCAAATCCTTCCATATCTCTCCTTTATGGAACATTCCCGTTCGGTAATAAATACACTTACCCGTTCGGTTACAT